TCAATTTGATTGAATAAGTGTTTTCTAGTAGCATCATTTATTTTTACTCCAATTGTTAAATCAATTGGAGAAACTGGGGGGGATACAATAGGAATATTTAAATGTGGTATTTCATATGTGGTACTACCAGCTGCTGTTGTAGAAGTTACTAACATATTACTGCCTTCTTTAGTAATTATTAAACCGTATAAACGAATACTTGTTGCCATATTATTTATATAATTATAAAAGAAAAAAATTATTTAAAATCTGGATTCCATTCTTTAGTTCCATCCATAAATTCCTTTAGAAACCAATTTATTTCTTTATCTTTTTTAACATAACTTGCATCTCCAAAATCTATAATATAAACTTTTCCTTTTTTTTCTATAAAATTATATGGTGTAATATCTATGTATTCTATACCTTCTCTCTCATATAATATTGAAATAATATTAAAAATTTGAATCCAAATTTCATTTGATATATGTTTAGGTTTTTCTCCATATTTATCTGCTAAACATAATTCGTTCAAATTTTCCATTGTTATTAAACATTCATTTTTATTATAATCTACATCTATTATTTTGGGACAAAAATTATATTTTGAAGCAATCTTTTGTAATTCTATCTCTAATTCTATTCTTTCTTTAGATCTATCAGCATATTTGATAGTTTTAACATAATCAGACATTTTTTTATATATCTATTAAAATCAGAATATAATAATAATTAATCAATTTTTTACAGTTAATATTGGTAAAATCAATTTGAATTATAATAAAAATTGTTCAGTGTCCTTTGGATGCCTACTAATTTTTATTATATTCTCGTCTGAAAGTCGAGAATATAATAAAAATTGTTCAGTGTCCTTTGGATGCCTACTAATTTTTATTATATTCTCGTCTGAAAGTCGAGAATATAATAAAAATTGAAATATATTTATTTATCCAGGTTTCCTATCCTTACTAAAACGCCACCATGCTAGCATTCAACCCGCTCGCACGAATCTCGCAACCGGGAGAAGATGAAGTCAGGCACCTGTTAAGTTACGTTACCAAATTAAAAAAAGAGGGAGATTTGAATACTGCTGAAAAGCTACTTGTTGAGGGGTTAAAATTTTTGAATACCTTCTCAGAGATTAATTACAATTCTTACTTTCGTATCTGTCTAGCACGAATTTTGTTTGAACAGAAAAAGTATGCCGAGTCGGAACCAGTTTATCGACAGGCAATCATTGAGTTGGAAGCACGTTATGGAGCCTTAAGGAGCAATTACAAGATGCTAGCAGCTGGCTCTTGTAATGAGAACTCTGCTTACCTAAGTATTCTCAGCGCCATGAACAATTTTGCCTTAGTTCTTTACGAACTTGGAAAAATAGACGAGTCGATTTTGCTGTTCAAGGAGGTTCTTCAGATTAAGCAGCACATCCTTAAGCCAGCACATCCAGAAGGTATTAACGAAAGCACGTTGAGATCAATCGATCGCGTGGTTACTTTGTTGTATCAGAACAACAAATACTATGAGGCGGTTGAGTATCTTCAGTCTTCATTCAACTGGAAGAGGAAAATGTTTGGAACCTGTAATAAGGACACATTGATGGCAAATAATTATCTTTGCCAGGCTCTTCGGAATCTTGGCAGATTTGAGGAAGCAGAGTATTGGTTTGATCAAGGCTCGCCAAATGAGGAGATTCCACTCTTTCCCTTCAGAGATTAAAATAAAAATTTAATTTTAAATTTTTATTTTTTATTATCATTATAAAATTTATCTAATTTTTTATTTATAGTATCTTGTACTTCAGGTGTAATTATTGATTTCATAAAATCTTGTATAATATTTTTAAGTGATTTAAATGTATCCTCAAATAATGAACAAACTATTAATTTATCTAGAGAGTAAGCAGATATTTTTAAATGAATAAATAGTCTAGAAGCATATATGCCGATAATATTAGAATTCAATAAATCTTTATTGATTGCCATTTTATAATTAGAAATTACTCCATAATGTAATTTATCTGACGGTAAAATCCAAGATAATTCAATAGTATTTCTTAATTTTGTAATTGAATGAGTTCCGAGAAATTCAATATTATACTTAATTAATTTATCATATAATGTTGTTACAGTATTATCAGGATTAACAACAAATATTGGGATATCTTTTACTTCGTTATGAAAACGTCTTTTTTGACCAACTTCATTAATAAATACAAGCCAATGATTTATAAATGGTAAATTTGATCCTTCATAATTAGATGTCCAAGTCATAATTCTGTAAGGATAAATTTTATAAATATTCATATATCCTTTAAAATCTATACAAATACATGAATGAATTCTTTTATCTATAATATTAATTGGAAGAATACTAAAATTAAATCTACTTGATACTCTTTCTTCAGCATGATCTTTATCAATAAGATACTCTTTAATTAATTTTGTTCCTTTTTCTTCTGTTGGATTATTATTTTTATTCCATTTTATATCTTCATAATACACAATATTAATCCGTTTAAATCTTTTTGGTATCAAACTTAATATATATTGTCTGAATCCATCATTCCATAAATTATAAAAACCAAGATTATTGTGTGTAATATCAGTTTCTAATTTATTTATGTTAGATTCATTACTATCAACGAAGAATATTCCATCAACATATATTGTAAATTCATCATTAAAATATTCATTAATATCAAATTTCTTATTATTAAATTCTTCTATTAATTTATCATCACTTTCATTATATTGTGAAGATAATTCATATAATTTAATTATATCTTTTTTTATTGCTTCCATATATATAAATAATATTTTTATTATCTAAATTGTACAACATGTATATGTCTTACTAGCTTGAGGATTGCCAACACAACCACCGGTCTGATATGTACATACTCCATCTGTAAAATAATAATTAGTTGTCTTTAAGGTATCGTAACAATAGTTACACATCCAAGCACAACCTGTTCCAGAACCGATTGTAAATGAAACACAACCATTTGGAGCAGTTGTATTACTAGTAAAGATTTGACCATTAGCAAAAACTAAAGATAATAACAAACTGACTAATTTCATTTATATATAATTATTAGATTAATATCTTTAAATTTAAACTCTATTATTAAATTATAATTAATATTATAAATGCTTTCTATAAATAATATATTAAAAGATGTAAAAGAATCTTGGATACCCTTATTAGATAATGATAGATTAGAATTAATTTTGACCAAACTTAATAAATTTAAAACTGATAATAAACAAAAAATTCTTCCTACTAAAAATAAAATATTTCAAGCTTTCAAATATTTTGAATTAAATGAAACAAAAGTCATCGTAATAGGTCAGGATCCATTTATCCACGAGTGTGAAGCTATGGGTCTATCATTTTCAGTTCCAAAAAATTGTAAAATACCACCAAGTTTAAGAAATATATTTAAGGAATTAGATATAACTTCAACTCATGGTGATTTAACTAAATGGGTTATTAATAATCAATTCTTAATGTTAAATACAAGTTTAAGCGTTTTTGAAAAACAATCAAATTCTCATCAGAAACTATGGTCTGCTTATACTGATCATTTAATTAAAGAAATATCTGATAAAACAGATCATATTATATTTTTATTATTAGGAAATCATGCTCAATCAAAAATTAAATTTATAGATGAAACAAAACATGTTATTATTAATGGTGTTCACCCAAGTCCTTTAAGTGAATATGAGAGACTATTTAATAAACAAATTAAATGGAATCTATAAATTATTTTCTAACTGGTTTCTTTGGTTTAACTTTTGACATTTTTTTAGATGTTTTCTTTGATGTTTTCCTAAGAGGTTTTTTGGATGTTTTTTTTGCTGATCCTTTCTTAGTTGATCCTTTCTTAGTTGATCCTTTTTTAGAATATTTTTTATTATTTAGTTCTGATATTATTATTGCTCTCATCTGAGCTAACGCACGCTTATAAGGTAATCCTTTTTTTGAAAAACATCTCTTGTCCTCTAGTTTCTTACATACTTTATATGAATTTTTTGGTGATCTAACTTTTTTTATCTCATATGGCATTATATATTAAAAAATATAATTATATTTTTTAAATTATTTTATTATCCATCTATATCAGATTCGGATCTTTTATTATTATTAATATATGTTTCAGCGATCATTCTATTAGGAATAGTATTATTGAACCATGTTATATTTTCCATATTTTTATATATTTTTTGATCATTTGATAAAATCCAATATTTTTCATCTTGACCAACTATTTTATGAAAAGACTTATCATTTAATTGTATTTGATCCCCTATTTTAGCTCCACCTTTTTGTCTTTTTAATTCAATATATTTTGTTTTATATTTCATATATTTTTCATAATATTCTCCACCTGTTCTTCTTTTTGATAAATCTCTTCTAGATTTTAGTGATGATACCCTTTTAGATCTTGCCGACGATACTCTTCTAGATCTTGGCGAGGATACTCTTCTAGCTCTTGGGGATGATACTCTTCTAGATCTTGGCGAGGATACTCTTCTGGGTCTTGCCGACGATACTCTTCTATATCTTGGCGAGGATACTCTTCTAGCTCTTGGAGAGGATACTCTTCTACGTCTAGAGGATGATCTCTTAGAAGATGATCTCTTAGAAGATGATCTCTTAGAAGACGATCTTTTAGACGATCTTTTAGACGATCTTTTAACAGAAGTTCTTAAGTCACTTTTTACCTCAGAATTTAATGTTTTACCAACTCTTTTAACAATTGGAGCATCTTTTTTTGTGACAGATGGAACTAATACTGGTGCTGATAATAATGGACTATAAACAATTATATTTGGTGGATATGTATATATTATTGATGGTGGATTTGGAACTCTTGTTAAATACAAAATATAATTTGATGTAATTAGTCTTGCTACTGAAGATGAAAATATATCTAAAATTGGTAAGCTATTTACATAATAAAATGATATAATTTTTATAGGTAAGAGTTTTGCTTTTTCATCATCATCTAATTTATACATATAAACAAAAGTAATATCATCTAAAGATTTTTCTACAGCTGATTCTTCTAATTCCACTAATCTAGATTTATTTATTTTTAAATCTATTTTTTCTTTTAATAGTTTTACAATTACATCAATTCTTTCTGTTGAAGTTAATGATTCATTTATTTTTATTGATAAAAAAGTATTAGTTTTATCTTTTATTGTAACAAAATTATTGTCTCTATCTACCAATAATACTACTAAATTAATTTGGGGCATTATATATATAATAATATAAAATATATTATTATAAATTAATCTTTTTATTAATTTTCAAACTAATATAATTTTGCCTTGATTTACGATTGATCTACGATTGATCTACGATTGCGGCAAAATATCTTACTTTTTCAAAGCAAGATATTTTGCCTTGATCTACGATTGCGGTAAAATATCTTACTTTTTCAAAGCAAGATATTTTGCCTT